CCTCGTTTTTAACGGGGGCAGCAGAGAAACCAGACAGTTTTGTTTCTTCTTCAAAAGAACGCTCAGAGGTTTCGGTTTCATAAATCTCTTTATGTTCCTCACCATATTTAGCGTACTCCAGACCAAACAAAGCGTTCAGGCCGGGGAGAAGTTCTTTTAGCAGTTGTGCGCGTGAAATAGCCATGATTTAGCTCCTTATGCTGTAGCAGTTGCTGCGTAATACTCATGCTGGCCAAAGTTCAATTTAACCAGAATTTCTGGAAATTGATTAAAGACCAAAGTTGAGCTTGCAACAAAAGCAGTGATGGGGGCTTGATTCATAACCACAGTCGTCGCACCAGCCGATGCTGCTGTAATTACAAAGGAGCCTGAAGCAATGTAATTGCCGCTAGAGTCCAGTGAACCTACATCAGTGCCAACAGGCAACGCAAACGGAATCGCGCTACACGTGATGGTGGCAGTTGAAATGCTTGTGAATGTGGCAGAACCAAGAGAGACTTCAGTATCTGGATTCAAACCCAACACACGCAAAGGCAGAGCATCTGTCGTTGCTGGCGTAGCGCTTGGAGCTAGAACCGCGTTCTTTGAATTACCAGTTGCAGTGTTGCCAGCGTTGTTGATCATTGCCACGTTTTGACCGATCATTGCGCGAGCACCAGAAGCAACAGCAGTAGTAGCCGAGCAAACAACAGCAGAAAACACAGTGTCAGGATCGTCACAAACGATAGCAACAGTGTCACCCGCAGCAGTATTTGCTGGATAAAACTGAGAAAACGTCTTCTGTTTAGTCAGTGGGTTGGTAAACGAGCATCCCAAAAAGATGCCCGCAACTGTACCCAGCGTACCAGTACTTACAGAAATCCGTTCCAAATTACCGCGAACCAAGGCCACAAGATCACCATAAAAGATGTTCGTAGCGTAGTTGTTGATGATTGCATATTCACGAGTAGAACCCGCAAATACCTGTCCACCGATCAGGTTGATCGGCTTTAGCCCGTATGGGCTTGAAACCACAGGATAAGCCATTTAAGACTCCTATAAAAATTTAAGTACCTTTGCCAAAACTAGACGAGGACTTACGCTCTTGGAAGAGTGGCATCCGCGCATCGCTTTGACGCATAAAGCTATTATCTACAGCATCTGCTTGAGCTTGCGTAACTTGGGAGAAATGGCTATTTCGCTGTTCTACAAACTCAGTAGGTGTCTTGCAAAGCAATAACCCGCCAACCTCAATGTTGTCCTTAAAACGACTTTGGGGGTCAGCTAACAGTCTAAATTTGGGTTGCTCTTCAATTGCAACGGGTTCCCAACCTTCTCGGAGTTTGGCCGATAAATTGCGGGGATCAGCATTGTTCATCGTAGAAACACGAATCCAACGGTAATTAAATCCGGGCTGTTTGTCTGGCTCGGGCAATAACTCAGGCTGCGACCACTGTTGGGGACGTTCCTGTACCGTGCGTGATGTCAACTCGCGTGTGAGTTTGTTGTCTTTAATATCAGCCATTACGGGCCTCCAGTTCAAGTTGTGCCTTCACATATTGCTCGGGCGTTAAACCCAGCTTTCGGGCTAGATTTACTTGGCTTTGCTTTAGCTTCACCTTTGTGGGGGCGGTGCTACGAACTGCCGGGGCGACAACGGTACCGAGTCTTGTGCGGCCTTGCCTATTATCTTCTTGGCTTTCAAATTTCTCTGAAAACCGTTTGCGCATTGTATTGTCCAATTCGCGGTAATACTCTTCAGAACCAACCTCTACACCATTGTCTCGTAAGTCCTCATGTAGACTTAAAGCAAAGGCCGTCATACCTCGATCTTGTCCAAACCACTTATTGCGGTTTTGCCACGCAACAGCTTTATTGTCAGGTTCGGGTACATACGGTGCAGGTTGATACTGCACAGGTTGCTGTTGTACAGGAACTTCTTGCTCTTGTAAAGAGGGCATGCGAAAGTTTTTTACCTGTATAGATTTCAGGTTGGCCATTTGCAACGCTTGATTGGCCTCCATCATCTTGTCAGCGTCACCTGCCTCATACGCTTCTTTATAAGCGCGTTGGGCTATCTTCAATTCCATATCAGCATTGCTCTGAATGGTCGTGACGTATTCTTTTTCACCTGTATTTAGAATAACTTTGATGCGCTTATTCTCTTCAAACAGGCGTTGCGCTAAACCGACAGCTTCATGCTGTTCACGCAGGGCGGTCTCTTTCTCGCGGCGTTCATCGTGCCAAACCTTGCGCATTTGCTTGAATTTGGTCTTAACATTGTCGTCGTACTGATCGAGTTCGTCTTTCTCCAACTCCTCAACAAGAGGCTTGGGCAGGGGCTGACGGCCACGATCTTCCGGGGGTGCATCATCTACGATCTCAATTTCAATCGTAGAACCCTCATTTTGTTCGGATTTACCCTTAGCTTCAAGTTCGTCGGGGAACTTGAAATCGTCGTCTTTAAAACTAGGTTGTGCCATATTAGCTCCTTTTATTTACGGGTGATACCACGGGGGTCATCTACTACTGCTTCAACCGAATCATCATTAATGATACGGAATTCACGCCCATGAATAACCAAACGTGAGCCAGCGTACGGGCGAACGAGGATAAAGTCCCCTTTCTTGCACCACGGGCCATTTGGAAATTTAACGGGGTCTTGATAGCAGTCTGGCCCCAAATCGACAACAAACAAGACCGTTGTGAGGGTCTCCTCATTGCGCAAGGTTTCATCCGCTTTAATCAAACCTATCTCACTGTCCTCAAACTCTTTCTCGGCCTCTGGTATAGCGCAAAGAATTCGATAGCCTGATGGGCGGGGCAGTTGTTTACCTTTTTCCTCTGCGGTTGCAGCAAAGTTATAGGTTCCCACGACATGTGGGTTGTCAGCGTTTGTGGCTAACAGGATTGAACTAGTCATCCGAAGTCTCCATTCGATGTTTCAGGTCTAGGGTATATCCCCGCATGATGAGAAGACCACGAACCTCACCACACAGTTTCTTGTACTCCTCAAAAGACTCGGCCTTGCCCTCGGCCAAAAAGTCTTTGAGTTGCTCAATTTTCTCGTCCGCTTGTTGGATAAGAATTTCAAATACGTCCATCATTCACCTTTCGTTGGTTGTCGATTCTGTTGCTGCCTCATTTGAATCCGCTCCTGCATAGTGCGCAGTTGCTCTTCATGGCTCTTGTTGGAGAGTTGCTTCAGGATGTCCACGCCTCTGTCCATCATGCGGCCTTCTTTATCAGCACTCATTTGTACCGCTGTCTTCATAGCATCCATCTTGATACGCTTGTCATCAGTGGCTGTTTGAGCCTGAATGCGGTCACGTTCAATCTGCTGCTGAGACGCTTTGAGTGCGGCATCGGCCTGATCTTTCTGCACCTTGCGCTGGTTGTCCTGCTCTTTAAGCTGAAGTTCTTTCATCTGCATCTGCACAATCGGGTCTTGCGCTTGTTGTTGCGCTTGAGCCTGCTGTGCCTCTTGCATGTTCTTCTGGAGCAACTGTTGCGCAGCTTGTGCCAACAGCGGAGACAGCCGTGCTTCAACTTCTGGAGACATCTGAACTTCTTCACCAGACTCATCTGTCTGCGCTGGTAACTGCATACCCAGCGTCTGTTCAATCTGCTTGCGGTACTCAAAGCCTAAGTGCTCGTTGACGTGGGCCATCATGGCTGACTGCATACCTTGCGCCATCGGGTTATTCTGCAAGAGCGCCATGATCTTGGGGTCTTGCATCGCAGCCATGTGCACCACAATATGTGCCTTGTGGTCTTGAGGCAGAAACGCTTTGACGGGCTTACCCTTGAGCACATTCTGATTCTCAGTCACGGGGTCAGTGGGCTTCTGGTCGTCGTCCATCGGCACCAGCTTGTTGCCGTCCTTAATACCTAGCACCTCCAACATCTGACGGTGCAGCAGCGGTAAGTTGTACAACTGAGGTGCACCTTGGGCCAACTGGAGCACAGCCTGATACTGCACGATCTTCTGCGCCATTGTGCTGGCGTTAGGATCGCTGACCGGGATCACGTCCACATCATCATAGTCTGACCGCTTGGCCTTACGACTACCCTCGCTTGGCTCATAATCGTAGTCGTCTGGCGTGTACTCAGCGATGATGTTCTTCAAGAGTCCCAACTCTTGCTTCATCGAGTAGTGCACCCGCGCCTGAATAGCCGACATGTTCTTCAGCGTCCGCTCAAGAATCGCCAAGGTAGTACCTACAGGCGCTTGCGCACTCATGTCACTCAGGGTCAAGTCCGCTGTGTTGGCAAAACGCCTACCCTCTTCAACAATCTGCCCCAGCAGAGCCATCAGCGTCTGGCTTGGCTCCTTGTACGGCAGGGGCAGCAGGTTGTCTTTTAGCGTCCCACTGGCTACGTCTGCATCCCGCCATTCGCCCGGAGCAATCGGTGTATCGTCCCCCTTGATACGCATGCCGCGAGTCTTGAATCCACCGGGCAGATTACTCAGCGTACCAGCATCAACAAGCTGACGAATAAGAGAAGTGCCTGACTTAGCAAAAGCCCCAATGAGGTGAATGAGGCCAAAACAATAGAA